ACGGCTGATTGTTCAACAGCTTCGCGATGCAGAGACCTTCGTCTCAGACACTTAATAGGAGGCGGCACCGCCCCTACTGTTGCTTCAACAACATCAAATTCCTGTGGCACTACATCACCAACAATAGCCGGAACCGATTCAGCCGGAAAGATTACAGTAGGCGCGACAAGTGGAACATCATGCACGATTACTTTCGGGACTGCATATAGTAACGCTCCGAGTTGTTGGGGAAATGATGAAACAACTGCGGGTGGAGTAACTAAGATAATTTCTACTACAACTACAGTAATTTTATCTGGAACGTTTCTTGCTTCAGATGTTATTAATTATGGATGTATTGGATACTAATGAATAAGGATTATTGGAGATATTTAATTGCATTGTGTCTAGGGATTGTGGGAATGATGTTATATTTGAGTAGTTACCATTTATGGCTCGACCATAAATTTGTCGATGCTATTCGAGACCAAATTCAATCACAGCAGAGTCAAAAGAAATGAAACGTAAGGACTTACTACTAATCAGTTCTGCTATTGCATCAGGTCTATTATCAGCTACTACTAAGAGTAATAATCCTCTCTTCAGTAACCTCGCGCTTGTATTTTCTGGAATATCAGCATTCCTAGCTACAGCCCCTAGAATGAATCATCAGTCTAGAATGGAGGATTTAATTAACAAGAAAATGACTGAGAAAGAAAAAGAGAACTTCAGAAATACATTGAATGCTCAATCAGCCAAAATTCCAGATGAAGATGTATTAAAGAAATCAAATCATTAAATAAATGAACATATTGGATTTATGTAATGAATTACATCAAGTTTCATTAAGTCTAAATCGACTCTTAACTAAATCCGAAGATTCACTCGATAAATGGGAATCAGTAGTTGAAATGAATAAACAATTTGAACTAGAAATGATTGAACTTAAAATTAAGTCATCAAGAATTAAGGAATTAATTCATAAGAAGATTCTCGACTCTGGATTAGAACCTCGCACTTCAGAAAGACGAAATTTCTTAATTTCGGATAGACGAACGCGATGATTCATTCAATTCATTCAAAATGATTCATTTCATAACAAGTCATTCAGGACTTATTTCAGGTATCATTATACTAGGTCTATTCATTTGGTTATCTTTTGTTTTTAGTAGTAACAAACCATGACTGAAGGAAGAGGAACTAATTTATTTTCATCTGAAGCATTACAGAAAGTATTTGAGGATACAGTTTTACCAGAATTAGATGAATCACATCATCTTGTCGGAGTTGGAACTGTTAGGTCTGATGGAGTAAAGGCTGCAATTATATATCATAGACCAGTAACAGTTATTGGATTGAAAGGTGAATGGTCAGTTGAAGCGGCCTTTTTATATAATTGGACTGGTGAACGCGATGCTGAGGCTAAAATTCTTTTCAAGTTATGATTAGGAATGGAATTTCATTTCTTTCATCATCATGATAATGCACGATTAGATAAAATCATTTCGTTACTTCAGTTGATACTAAGCAAGGAGAGTAGACAGATGGCTACATTAAATGATTTGAAAGTGCAAGTTACTGAGAATACAGATGTAGAACAATCAGCCTTGTTATTGTTGAATCAATTACATCAAATGTTAATTGACGCGAGAGTATCAAATGACCCTGCACAATTTGATGCAGTGATTAATCAATTAGGTGCATCAAAGGAAGCATTAGCAGCAGCTATTAAGGCGAATACTGTTTAATTTCATTTCATTAAATTCATTCAGTGGATGGAATGAATGAGCTTCGATAAATCATTTTGGCGACCCAACAAGAAACAGGAACAGTTCCTCGCGCTTCCGACAACTATTAAAGAGGCTATATACGCAGGCGGGGCTGGGTCTGGGAAATCTGACGTATTACTTGTATATGGAATAGTCCATCGATGGCATGAAAACTCGATGTTCAAACAGGTATTTCTACGTCGAACATTTCCAGAACTTCGTAATGAAGTCATGCCTCGCAGTCGAGAGATATATCCGAAGTTCGGTGCAACATTCAATAAGACAGATATGATATGGACATTCCCTAGACTTGACCAATTTGGTGCAAGAGAGATTTCAACTAACTCAGGCGCGATGATATTTTTGGGTCATTGTGAAACAGAGAATGATGTCCATCAATATGATACGATGGAAATATCTTTATTCACTCCAGATGAAATTACTCTCTTAACAGAATATATATACTTATACATCGCATTTGAACGCAATCGTGCCCCTAAAGGTAGTGGCCTCCCATCTATAGTTCGTGGAGCTGGAATGCCTGGAGGTATTGGACATACATTTGTAAAGAAACGATTTGTAGACCCATTTCCTGAAGGTGGCAAGATAATCATAGGTCGTGGAAATAATAAGAGGATTTATATTCATGCTACTCTAGCTGATAATGAAGAACATATCGACCCAACATATAGTCAATCATTAGATGCGAGGCCAGAAGCGGAGCGTAAGGCAAAGAAGTATGGAGATTGGAATGCCTATCAAGGTCAAGTCTTTGATGAATTTAGAGATAGACAGTATCCAGATGAACCACCAAATGCTTTACATGTGATTCCACCATTCTCAATTCCTGAGTGGTGGCCGAAATTCATTGTCGGAGATTGGGGATTCGCGGCAATGACGTATGTTGGATTCTATGCGGTTTCACCTCAGAAAAGACTTTTCCTTTATAGAGAATTATATTGGCTGAAAACAAAGATTGAAGAATGGGCACCTGTCATTAAAGACTTCGTAGAAAAAGAGAATCCTAGAGTGATTAAGTTCTGTAAATCAGCAGGACAAGAAAGAGGACAAGAACATACGATTCAACAACAAATTGAATCGGCCTTGGGGAGAAACATAGAATTATCGAATAACTCTCCTGGTTCTAGAGTAGCTGGGAAGATGTTAATTCATGAATATTTACGTTGGCGGACTAAACCAGTCGTATCTCAATCTGAGCAGTTAGTGTATAATGATGAATATGCTAGTTGGTTACTTCGTAATAGAGGTTTAGAAGAGTATAAGTCCTACATAGACCAATTTAATCCTCCAGAACCAGAAGATAACATTCCAAAGCTACAGATATTTAGATGCGAAGCATCAGTCCATGAAGGTCATCCAAACTGTTGTCCTGTGATGATTGAATCGATTAAATCCTGTTCATATGATAAAAAACCGACATCAGGTAAACCAGTTGAGGATGTGGCCGAATTCGAGGGTGACGACCCTTATGATGATTTGCGTTATGCGGTTGATTCTGCTGAAAGATACTTTATGGAATCGAAGAATGAATTTGAAAGAATTCAAAAACAAGAGGAATTGACACGGAAGTTAACTGAGACTAATGATTGGACCGCATTTTACCGCAACGCACGAGGGATTGAATCCTCAGTGAATAAAATTCAGATGGTTAAGAGATTTCATAGGACTCATTGATTCATGTGGAAATTTATTCATCATTGGTTAAATCCTCATTGTATTGAATGTCAAGAAAATAATGAACGTGCTAGATGGTGTGAGTCATGTGAAACACTAAAACAACAATTGGCCATTGTGAATCATAATAATGAATTACTGATGAATAGACTATTAGAAAAACCTGAAAAAGAATTGGATAAACCACCAGTTGAAATAACACGTCCTAGGACATTATCATGGAATATTAGAAAACAAATGTTAGAACAAGAGGATAGAGAAAAGGCCCGATTAATGCGCGAGGCACCTAGTATTAATGAATTAGAGAAAGAATTAGGTGTATCCAGAGAATGAGTCAAAGTCAAAGACAACCTTGGTTAAGATTTCAATTAACAAAGTATATGCCTTGGTTATTTGTAAAATGTCTTGGTGGTAATTTACATTATCGGTGGCGATTAGATAGTGAAATATGTTATTGTATGAGTGGCACAAATGGATTTGGGCCATTATCATTACGTCAATCTGTAGAATATCGAAAGAAAGGCCAATATTGGCCCGATGGAGTTTTATATGGCAATAGATACCAGTCCAAGTTGGATACAAAAGGCTAGAAATAAAATGGAACAAAAGGGAACTATCGGTGCATTTGGAAAAGCAACATCATCAAAAATTTCAAATGCGAAGAAAAAAGGTGGATTACAAAAGAAAAGGGCTGTATTCGCTGAAAATATGAAGAGAATTTCTCAAAATAGGTGATTTATGCCATACGACCAAGTAATGTCGAAGTTTAAAAACAATAGCTTGCGTTCTGGTGAGGGACCATTAGTTAAGAATAGGAAACAAGCTATTGCAATTATGCTAAGTGAAAAGAGAAAAGCTCAGGGTGGAAATCCTGAGTATCAATCATCAGGAGTAGATACTGGGCCATCGCGCTTCTTCAAAAAAAGATTTGGTATGAAATGAGGTAAAATCATGCCTTTAGATACAGCACCTAGGCCAGGATTTTTTAGTAAGTTTGGTCAAGGACTATCGAATTATGGTCAACAAGGAGTAGGAAATCAAATGATGGGTGGTAATTATGGTCAACTAGGAAATGCATTGCATAATTACTTGAATAGACGTAGGCAAACTCCTCAGATGGGTTCATCAGTAGGACAAGGAATGAATCCATCTGGATATGGAATGCCATCACCAGGAATGGGTGGAATGGGTGGTATGTTAGGAAATCCATCTGGAATGGGAACCCCATCATTCATGTCAGGTAATACTGGTTCAGTAGGTTTACCTCCTCCAAATTTAGGTCCAGCAGGAGGAATGATTAGTAGTCCTGATATGAATACTGGAATTAGTCAGTTGTGGCAAAGATATAGACAGCAGCCTGGAATGATGACTTAATTTTATGAGTTATTTATCAGAAAGAGGTAGAACTAGAGTCCATGTAAATTACATGGAAACTCGTTTAATTGATGGAACAATTATAGAAAGGAAATGCACAGAATGTAATCAATTCAAGAAATTATCAGAATTTTATCTCAATCTTAGATGCTATTTAGGAACTACTTCTAAATGTAAAGAATGTTTAGTAGAAAAACAAATTAAGAATAGATTGAAAAAATATGATTTAAATAGAGAAACATTTGAAGAAATAACTAATAAGGGTTGTATAATTTGTGGAAGAAAAAATGTGAATTTTCATATAGACCATGACCATGAAAGTGGTAAATTTCGTGGAATATTATGTGAAAGTTGTAATAAAGGATTGGGAAGTTTTAGAGATAATCCAAATTTGTTATTAAAGGCAGCTGCATATTTAGAGGAATTCAATCGAAGAAAAGAACTAGAAGTAAGTCCAAATGAAGGTAGATGAGGAAGTCCAACGTTTATTAGTTGAGTGTGTAGAACATTTCGATAAAGAAGATACAAGTGTCCGTGAACGACAAATTAGAACTTGGAGACGATTAAAATTATTTTGGGAGGGATTTCAGAAAACATGGTATAGTGAAGTAGCACATGATTGGCGTATCGATACCGATACTGATTCAGATTCTGAACAGTCATATTATGACAAGCCAGTTAATGTGTTTCGGGCTTATTTGGAATCAATTATAGCCGCATTATCAGTTACAGTTCCTCCAATTAAATGTTTTCCTGATGATGCAGATAATACACTTGATTTATCCACCGCGCGTGCTGGAGACAAGATTTCACAAATAATTTATCGACATAATGATGTTCCATTACTTTGGCTCCATGCATTATTCATTTATTGCACCGAAGGTATGGTGGCGTGTTATTCATATCCTAAGGAAGATGAAGAATATGGAACCTATACTCAGAAGAAATATGAAGAATCTGAAGAGACTCAACAGAGTGTGAAGTGTCCGAGTTGTGGATTTACATTAAATGAAACGACTAATCCTGATGAATTTCTTCCTGATGAATTAACTCAATCAAATAATTCAACTAATGAATCGAATCAATCAGAACAGAATGGACAAGAATTATGTCCTGCCTGCGGCCAGATGATGACTCCATCAGTTCAACAAGAAACTCTTACTGTCACTCGATTAGTAGGTGAGACTACACTTCCGAAATCTCGTGTCTGTCTTGAAGCATATGGAGGTCTTTACATAAAAGTCGCGAATTATGCAAAGAAACAACAGGACACACCATATTTAGGATTTAGTTACGAAACTCATTATGCGAATGCGATTGAACGATTCAATCATTTACACTCTAAAAAAGATAAGTTATTCAAGGGTAAAATCTCTACATCAACTGGACCAAAGGACCCATACGAGCAATATGGAAGATTATCTAATCAATATCAAGGTGAATATCCCACAAATAATGTCACTATAAGGAATTTTTGGCTTCGACCGTCATCATTTAATATACTTGATGAAGATGAAACCTCGCGACTCAAAAAACTCTTTCCAAAAGGAGCTAAAGTAGTATTAGTGAATGATGAATTTGGCGAAGCTTGTCCTGAGAGTTTAGATGACCATTGGACATTGACATATAATCCTCTCTCAGATTTTATTCATCATGACCCACTTGGAATGTTATTGGTTTCGATTCAAGAAATTACTAATGATTTGATTTCACTCATTCTTCAGACAATTGAGCATGGAATAGGTCAAACATTCGCTGACCCTGGAGTATTGAATTTCCCTGCATATAGAAATATGGAAGCTGTTCCGGGTGGAATATATGAAGCCATACCGAAATCTGGTAAGGGATTAGGTGATGCATTCTATGAAGCTCGAACTGCTACATTGTCACCTGAAGTCATGCCTTTTGCGACTAATATACAGAGCCTCGCACAATTAGTTTCAGGGGCTTTACCATCACTTTTCGGAGGCGCCTTACAAGGAAGTGAAACAGCGTCACAGTATTCAATGAGTCGAGCACAGGCGCTTCAGCGCCTTCAGAATGTTTGGAAAATATTTACTATTTGGTGGAAACAGATATTTGGTAAGGCTATTCCATTATTCATTAAATTAGTTCAGGATGACGAGCGCGATGTTCAAAGAAATCAGGATGGAAGTTTCATCAATGTATTTATTCGGAAAGCTGAACTTGAAGGAAAAATTGGAAAGATTGAATTAGAAGCAAATGAAAATCTTCCATTGACTTGGAGCCAAATTAAGGATGTGGTAGAGAAATTACTTCAGATTAATAGTCCTGAAATTATGGCAGTCTTAGGTTCACCAGAGAATTTACCTGCTATAAGGGATGCATTAGGACTTGTAGATTTCTATGTGCCTGGAGAAGATTCAGTTGAAAAGCAATATGATGAAATTAAAATTCTATTGAACTCTGAACCGTCTCCATCGATGGATGGGCAAGAGACTCCATCAGTGGAGGTAGACCCAATTTTTGATAATAATCAAATTGAATTTGAAATTGTAAGAAAATGGGTCACATCTGAGGCTGGTAGACAAGCTAAGATTGATAATCCTAATGGATATAGGAATGTGTTATTACATGGAAAAATGCATCAGATGGCTATGCAGCCACCACCACAACAGACTGGACAAGCACCAGAAGAAAAACCTAATGCTCTTGAAATGCAGTCTACACCAATCCAAGGTGAAGGTAACGTAGCAACTGTTCAATAAATAGTATGACAAAATTTTATACTTGTAGTAAATGTAAAGAAAGTAATTTATTATCAGATGAAATGAGATGGTCGCCTCGACCTAGTTGGTGTAAAAAATGTCACAGTAAATATAGAACTGAATGGTATAGAGAACTTAAAAAAACCGAAAGTGGTAGAAAGCGATATAAAAATCAGATTTTTAAGACTAGATATAATATAACATATGAAGAATTTGAATCAATATTGGAAAATCAAAATAATATTTGTTTAATTTGTTGTCATGAATTTAATGAAATAAATAAGCCTCATATAGACCATGACCATAAAACTAAGAAAGTTCGTGGAATATTATGTAAGAAGTGTAATTTAGCGATAGCATACTTACATGAAGATGAAGATATAATTTGGAATATGCTTGAATATTTGAAAAAGACAACTTGGTGTGTAAAACAAGGTGAAAGCAATGTCACTACTATTCAATAGTGAGCCATTTTTCAAATCTGAAACTATTATTCCTTCTACTGATAGTGGAAGTAAGGAGGATATGATTCAGTTTATGGGAGAGGATGACGATAAAGAAGTCATTAAATTAGATGAACCTAAAGAAAAGGATAGAACTGAGCATAAAACAGAAGATGTTGATAAAAAAATTAGCGAAGAAAGGCAAGATGATAGAGGAAAAGAAAAAGAAGAGAAAGAAGATGATGAACTAAAAGAACTCGAACAGGAGTTAGAAGAGCCTGATGAGGAAAAGTTAGAGCTAGTAACACCTGTCCCGAGAAGAGAGATACTTGCAAAATATCCAAATATTTTTAAGGATTTTCCTTATTTAGAGAAGGCTTATTATAGAGAACAACAATTTACTGAGCTATTGCCAACTATTGAAGATGCTAAGGCTGCTGTTGAAAAATCTGAGATATTGGACCGCTTTGAGTCAGATGTAATGAGTGGAAATGTCGAGACTATTCTAAAGACTGTTAAAGAAACAGACCCACGCGCGTTTCATAAGATAGTAGATAATTATATTACCACTCTAGGTAAAGTTGATGAACAAGCCTACTATCATGTGTTAGGGAATATTTCTAAACATACAATAATGGCAATGGTTCGGGAAGGAAATAGAAGTAATAATGACCTTCTCAAACAAGCTGCTCAAGTTTTGAATCAATTTATATTTGGTTCATCAGATTTCCAACCACCTTCGGTGCTATCGCGTGATGAAAGACCTGAAGATAATACTAGAGAAAAACAAATTCAAGAACGTGAGCGTCTTTTTACTGAAAGACAGTTTGAGTCAACACGAGGAGATTTAAATACTCGTGTGAATAATGTATTGAAATCAACTATAGATGCGAATATTGACCCTAAACAGTCTATGACTGATTATGTAAGAAGAAATGCCTCTCGGGACGCGATTGATTCTCTTGAATCTCTTATATCTCAGGATTCAAGATTCAGAGTTCTTATAGACAAGTTATGGGAAAAAGCATTTGAAGATGGATTTAATCATCAATCAGTAGATAGAATTCGTTCTGCTTATATCTCTAAGGCTAAAACACTGTTGCCTTCAGTCATTAAAAAGGCCCGAATTGAAGCTTTAAGAGGTATGGGTAAACGGACTTCAGATGATGACTCTGAATCTGAAAACAAGGGTCCAATTGCTCCAGGTAAGCCACGTTCATCGTCGTCAAATAAAGTAACTTCTCCGAAAGAAATTCCAAAAGGAATGAGAACGCTTGATTTCCTTATGCAAGA